AATATTGTTCATTTTCACAGAACAATTACCGATGTTGTAAACGGTCAATTACAACCTGTTTATGGTGAAAACGCAAAAAGAATTTTTGATAAACTTAAAAAATTCGGAATTATTTCGGTTATGGATATTGACGATTATTGGATGCCGTCAATTGACCACCCAGCATACCCAATGTTAAAACAAGCAAAATTAGATGAACTTATTAAAAGTAACTTCCCGTTAGTTGATTATGTAACAACAACAACTAAGATTTTTGCTGAAGAAATTAAAAAGTATAACAAAAATGTTATTATACTACCAAACGCGATTAATCCAGAAGAACCACAATTCCAAAAGAAAGAAGTTAAAAGTGATAAGAAACTTCGTATTGGCTGGTTAGGTGGTAGTTCCCATTTGGAAGATTTACGATTAATGAGACAAGGTTTAAATATTTGGATGAACTCTGATGAGGCAAAAGATACACAATTAGTGATTTGTGGTTTTGATACCCGTGGTAGTATGACAGAAACAAACTCACAAACAGGAGAGCAAAGAACCAGAAAAATCTTACCCCATGAAAGTGTTTGGGCTCGTTATGAAGAAGTTTTCACCGATGATTATAAAATCCTAAGTCCAGAATATAAAAAACAACTTTTAAAATATTCTCAAGAAGAAGGCTTTAACGACATTAACGAAGCTTACCGTAGAGTTTGGACAAAACCGATTACAACTTATGCATCAAATTACAATTCTTTTGATGTTTCTTTAGCACCACTAAAAGAACATATGTTTAATAAAGTGAAATCACAGTTAAAAGTTATTGAAGCTGGCTTCCATAAGAAAGCGTTGATAGCACAAAATTACGGTCCTTATACCATAGATTTAGTTAATGTTATGGAATTTGGTGGTAAAATTAATGAAAAAGGCAACGCAATCTTAATTGATTCTAAGAAAAATCATAGTGATTGGTTAAAGGCGATAAAATTTTTGCATAAAAATCCAGAATTAATTGAAATTATGGGAGAAAATTTATATCTTTGTGTCAAGGAAAAATATCATATTGATGTGGTAACGAAAAATCGTCATTATTTCTATTTGTCAATTGTTAACGATAATAGAGATAGAATAGATGAAACGATAAAAAATATAAATAATTAATAGTTTAGGTAACAATAACTAAGTTATAAATATTTATATAATATGGATATTATTATATACACACTAAGTGATGGTAAAGAAATTAGGTACGTTGGTAAAACAAAAAATATAGAAAAAAGATATAAAGAACACATTAGAGAATCTAAACAAATTAAAACATATAAAGAAAGATGGGTAAACAGTGTATTACGCAATGGAGGTACTATTTTTATCGAAAGTTTAGAAATAGTTGATGAAAGTTTAGCTAATGAATCTGAAATTTTTTGGATAAATCAATTAAAATACTGGGGGTTTAATTTGGTTAATACTACTAAAGGTGGTGACGGAGGTTCCCCAATGTTAGGTAAAAACCATAATGAGGAAACTAAGAAAAAAATGAGTGAAACTCATAAAGGTAAAACTGTTATAATTTTAGAAGAAACTAAGAAAAAGATATCTGAAAAACTAAAAGGTAGAATTTTGTATAAAATGACAGAAGAAATTAAAAAAAAGATATCTGAAAAACTAAAAGGTAGAAAAACACCTTGGATGGAAAAACCTTTATCGGAAGAAACTAAGAAAAAAATCAGTGAATCAAAAAAAGGCAAAATAACATGGATGAAAGGTAGGCACCACACAAAAGAAAGTAAAAAAATTTTATCAGAAAAAAATAAAAACTATAAACACACTCAAGACGCTAAAAATAAAATTTCAGAAAAACAAAAAATTAAATGGATAATTAAAACCCCAAATAATGATTTATTAGAATTTTTTGGTTATGATTCATTTAAAGAGTATGTAATTAAAAATTCATTAGATGTTAGTGTAGAAACATTAAAATCATACGGTAAAAATAAAGGTTGGGTTATTGAAAATAAAATAAAATTAAATAATTAATAAAAAAAAACAATGCAATTTAACATTGAAAAATTACTTTTTTTTGACATCGAAAGTGTAAGTCAGTATGAATTTTTAAAAGACTTACCTGAAGAAGATTTAAAACAATGGTTATCTTATTATGATAACTTTAGAGAACGTGTAACTGATGAAAGTAAAATACCCAAGGAAGATGATTATCGTGGTAAAGTTGAGAAGAACTACATAAAAGATTTACACAATGAAGTTTACAGACAAACAGCTGCGTTCTTTCCTGAATTTGGTAAAGTTGCCTGTGTTTCTATGGCTTTTGTAACTAAAGATGGTAACGTTAAATTTGAATCTTTTTGTGGTCAAAATGAAGTTGAAGTTTTAATGAACACTCGTAAAATATTTGACAAAGTAGAAAGCTTAGGTTTTGAACTCTGTGGTCAAAATATTAAAAACTTTGATATCCCGTTTTTGGCAAAAAGATTTGTTATTAACGGATTAAAACCACCAAAACTTTTCCCAACACACAACACAAAACCTTGGGAATTAAAAGTTTTAGACACAAGAGACGTTTGGAATTTTGGTGGCAGGAGTATTGGTTCTTTAGATTTGATTTGCAGTGTTTTAAAAGTTGATTCACCTAAAAACGGTGAAGTCAAAGGTGATAGTGTAACCAGTAATTTTTGGGAGGGTAAATACGAAGAAATTAAAACGTATTGCCAAAAAGACGTTAAAGCTTTAGTTGATATAATAACAAAATTCAATAATTTAAAATGACAGACGATTTACAGAATTACATTAAAGAATTAATTCATTTAAAAAAATTAGGTTTAATTTCTAACGATGAGTTAAACGAGTTAGACGAACTTTTAGTTATGTCTAAAAAATTAGAATCAGCAGGTTTTGATGAGTATAAAGATGTTAATAAAACAGAAATTAAATTTGTTAATACTTCAGAAAATCCCGACCCTATTTGGGCTAAAGACGGTGACTCTGGTTTCGATTTAAGGGCAAACCTACCTGATGGTAAAAAAGAAATAACTTTACTACCACTTGAAAGAATGTTAATACCCACAGGACTTTATTTTGAGTTGCCTATGGGATACGAACTTCAGGTTAGACCAAGAAGTGGTCACTCACTTAAAACTGGTTTAATGGCAATTTTAGGCACTGTAGATACGGGTTATCGTGGAGAGGTTAAAGTTATCATGGTTAACTTAAATAAAGAACCACAAAAAATAGAACAAGGTGAAAGAATAGCACAAGGTGTTGTTACTTCTAGAGTTAGTAATGACTTTGGTAAAATGATTAAATTAAATTCTATAAAGGAACTTTCAGAAACTGAACGTGGTTCTGGGGGTTTTGGATCAACTGGTAAAAATTAAAAATATGACACACTATAGACCACTACCTAGTTACCTAACGATAAAACCTTCAACAATAGACGGACTTGGTTTATTTACAAATATCGATATTGATAATAATTTTATCATAGGTGTAACCCATGTAAAAGACCCAAGATTTGAAGATGGTTATATTAGAACACCTCTTGGTGCGTTTATTAACCATTCTGATACACCTAATAGCGAATTTTATGAAGATGGTGATTTTATTAAATTAAAAACAATTAGAGAAATTAAAGAAGGTGAAGAGTTAACTTCAAAATATACATTATATAACCCAATAAAAGAATAATATGTCAGTAGTAGCAGTAAAAGTTTATAAAGATAAAATTGTAATTGGTGCCGATTCAGTACTTATAAATGACACAGTACAAGAAAAAGATAGAAAAGCTAAGCTTTTTCAAAACGATTTTATGTGCGTGGGTGATGTCGGAGAAGCTCAAGAAGGAGCGTTATTCCGAATATATACAAAAACAAGAAAACCTAGGGAATCTAGTGTTGACGCGATAACAGAATTTCTTTTCGAATTTTATCAATGGAAAAAAGAAAAAACTGAAAGTACTGAATTAGTAAATTATTATATAATTGTTTTTGAAAATAAGGCATTTTTAGTTGAAGGCTTTTATGTCAAAGAAATTGTGGATTATATGGCTATAGGTGCTGGAAATTCGTTCGCACTTGCGGCACTTTACTTGAATCATGATGTATATGACGCAATAAGTGTTGCTTGTGAATTATCAACACTATGTGAACCCCCTATTAATATTATAGAAGTACCTATTAAATCCGTTAAATAATCATTAACATTTTGGTCATATTTAATTCTAATTAATTTAATATTGTTTTTTAAACAATATTGATTTTTAATTTCATCATGTTTTTTGGTTTTTTTAAAATTTTTTTTATCATAATCCCAGATAAATGGCTTAAAATGTTGTTCACCATCATACTCAATACACATATTGTATTCTGGTAAATAAAAATCAAACGGGAGGGGTTTAATATTTCTACAATCAATAAATCTATATTGTGATATATATTTAATATTTTTTTCTTCTAAAAAATATTTAACCTTTAACTCACCCTTTGATGTACTACAAAATTTACAGCCTTTCCCTTTAAAATGATTTAAAGGGATCTGTTCGAACTCACCATGAATTGGGCATATAATTTTAACTTTTGTACTATAATTTTTATACTCAACTAAACAATAATCATATTTATTATTGTGAATTTTTATTGATTTATCGATAAATTCTTTAGTTGTAAGTTTATTTAATCCTGCACATTTTTTACATCCACATCCAGATAAATGACTGTGTGGTTCTTGTTCGAATTCACCATGAATAGGGCAAATAATTTTAACTTTTGTTCTATTATTTTTGTAATCCACTAAAGAATAATTATACTTGTCATTATGTATTTCTTTAGCCTTTTCTATAAAATTTTTAGTGTTAGATTTATCAGTTCCGCCACATTTACGACACCCTTTACCGTTTAAATGACCGACCGAAAATTGTTGAAACTCACCGTGTATTGGACATATTATTATAACTTTAGAACGAGCATTTTTGTAATCAACCAAAGAATAATCATATTTATCGCCATGTAGTTTTTTAGCTCTTTTTATAAATTCTTCTGTTGTTAATTTAACATTATTACAACATATTGGACATCCACCACCGCTTAAATGATTGGTAGAACTTTGCTCAAAAACCCCATGTTCTTTACATATAATTTTTATTTTACTATGTGAACCAACGTATTCAACCAAAGAATAATCATATTTATCACCATGAACATTCTTGGCATCTTCTATAAATTGTTCAGTTGTTTTTTTGGCCATTACTTTTAATAATTTCTTTATTTAATTCCTCATCAATAAAATTTCTGAATCTTTGACTCATATTAAACCCTTGTTTTTTACACATATTTTTATATCTACCATATTTTTCTTTCGATAGTCTAAATATTACTGTTTTATCTTTATTCATTTTGTATATACATTTATATATAAATATGTGTTTTTATTGAAAAAACTTTATTTATTAAAAAAAATTACATATATTCATAAAAAATAAAAAAATGGAAAATTTATACGATTACTACATTCACTACAACATTTATACTAAAGAATGGAAAGCTTTTTTAAGAAGTGAAAATTCAAAATATCTAAACGGTAAAGCTAAAGTTATTTCTGATAGCAGTCCTAATAACTTGGTTAAAAGAATCAAGGAACTTGAGAAAACATTATCTTAATGGTTACTGTTGTTTATTCCACCAGAAAACCAAACAAAGGGTTTCAAGATTATATTAAAAAAACCATTGGTTTAAAATATTTTGAAATTTATGAAATAGTTAACAACGGTGAAAAGTCTTTAACACAATGTTATAACGAAGGTTTGGATAATGCAAAAAATAGCATTATCGTTTTTTGTCACGATGATATTTTTTTAAAAGAAGGTTGGGGTAAAAAAGTATTAAAACATTTTCAAAATACAGATTATGGTATTTTGGGTATGGCAGGTACCACCGATATGGCCGAAACTGGTCGTTGGTGGGAAGACCAATCAAAAATGGTTGGTATTGTATCACACTCTCATGAAGGCAGAACCTGGGAAAACAGATATTCTGAAAATTTTGGTGACGACATTATTGAAACTGCAATTCTTGATGGGCTATTTTTTGTCGTAGATAAGGATAGAATTAAAGAAAGATTCGATGAAAATATAAAAGGTTTTCATTTATATGATCTTGATTTTACTTTTAACAATCATTTATCCGGTGTTAAAGTAGGTGTTATGTTTGATATTAAAATTACACATAAATCTATCGGAATAACGAATGATGAATGGGAAAGAAATCGTGAACAGTTTGTTCAAAAATTTAAAGATAAGTTACCATATAATATTAAACCAGATATTAAATTTGAGGTTGAAAACCCTAATAAAAAACTAAAAGAAACCCCAAAAATTGCGATTATTATACCAACAAAAGGTAACGTCCATTTATTAAAACAATGTGTTAATTCAATACATGATTATGATGGGTATACCAATTTTAAAATATACATTGCAGATACCGGGTCAACACCAGAGGAAAAATTGGAAATAAAAGATTTTATTTCAAAAATGACTTATGTTAACCTTATTGAATATGATTTTTATAATTTCGCTGTTATCAACAATGATGTTGTTGAAAATCACATAGATAAAGATACCGAACTTATTTTATTCTGTAATAATGACATTAAATTAATGAACAATGCGATTACACGCATGGTTGCGGTTTATCTTAAAAACAAAAAAACAGTTGGTACCATTGGTGCTAGATTACATTTTGGTGATAACACGGTTCAACATTCTGGGATTAGAGTTTTTTTAAATCAAGAACCAAGTGGTATGTATCGAATAATGTTAACCCACAAGGGTTTAAAAAGTTATTATTCATATCATTCAGATAATCAAAAAATATTTGGTAATACTGGTGCCTTTTTATTGATTAAAAAAGAATTATTTCAAACAATAGGTGGTTTCAACACTAACTATAGAGAATGTTTTGAAGATGTTGAATTAAATATTCAATGTTTAAACCATAACAAAGAAAATATTTTTTGTGGTGAAGCAGTTTGTTATCACTATGAAAGTCAAACAAGAAATAAAGACGAAAAAAAGGCTAGAAGAGAATATGAGGATTATTCTAGAATGTTAATACCTTTTATTGTTAATAATAAAAAAACATATAATTATTTTGATAATATTGATTCTAAAAATTTAGAACGTATTATTAAAGTATCTGATGAATTAAAACAATTTTTAAGGTAATGAAATTAGGGGTGTCTTATAATATTTTTGATGGAGAAGAACTTTTAGAAGGTTCTATTAAACAAATTCGTCAACACGTTGATTACATAAGTGTGGTCTATCAAGTTGTTTCCAACTTTGGTAACCCCTGTAACCCAGAATTAGTTCCACTTTTGGGACGTTTAAAATCAGAAGGTTTAGTTGATGAACTTTTTGAATATAACCCAAAAATAAATAAAGGCGGTCACTCTAACGAAATTCAAAAAAGAAATATTGGGTTAGCCTTATCACAAGGGGCTGGGTGTACACACCATATGTCAATGGATTCTGATGAATATTATATCCCATCGGAGTTTGAAAACCTTAAAAAATTAATAGAAGAAAATGATTACGATTCTTCTTATTGTCAGATGCAAACTTATTATAAAACCTGGGAATATGCTTTAGACCCACCTGAAGAGTATTATGTGTCTTTAATTTTTAAAATTAAAAATGATTCTAATTATGTTATGGGTGCTTTGGCTCCAGTTTTAGTTGACCCGACGAGAAGGATGTCACCCAGTGATAAACCATTGGTTTTAAAACGTGAACAAATACAGATGCATCACGGTTCTTATATTAGAAATGACATAAGAACAAAATTAGTTAATAGTTCAGCGTCAGTTAATTTTAATAGTGATATCGATAGAATTGTTAACCATTATGATAATTGGGCATACCCTAATAAAGTTTTATGGGGTGGGTTACCAAGTACACTATATAAAGTTAAAAAAGTAGATAAAAAATGGAATTAAATGAATTAATGGTTAAATACGGTACTGATAAACAACAAGAATTACATAATTATGTTGAGTACTATGATAAATATTTTTCTAAAATAAAAAACGATAAGTTAAAAATTTTAGAAATAGGTATTTATCGACCACCTATGGATGGTAAAGCTGTTGTTGGTGCCTCACTTAAAACTTGGAGGGATTATTTTGTGAACTCAGATATTATTGGGGCAGATTTAGATGATTTTTCTGACGTGAATGACGGTAGGATAAAAACAATGAAAGTGAATCAGGAATTAAGATATAATAATGAAACACATAACGGTTTACATAGTATTATAGAAAAATTTGGTGATAATTTTGATATTATAATAGATGACGGAGGTCATACAATGTTACAACAACAAGTTACATTAGGTTTTATGTTTAAATTTTTAAAACCTGGGGGTTTATTTATAATTGAAGATTTACATACATCCTATTTCGCACCATTTGCTTATAATAAAACTAATACGGAATATACGACATTAGGTATGTTGGAAAATTACGTTCAAAATAAAACAATTATAAGTGATTTTATCAGTGACGATGAAAATCGATATCTGTTATCTAATATAGATAAATTAGAAATATATAAAGGCAGCCAATCTGAAATTGTTTTTATAACTAAAAATGTGTAATTGTTTCATAATATCATTCTATCTACCAACACAGGAAAGTCTATTAGTTTTAGAAGAAATAATTCTTAGATTGAGGGAAGGGTTTAATAACCCAACCATGATAATAGGATTCAATCCATCAAAATTTGTAGACGATGGTATAAGAATAATAGAAAAGTATAAAGATACTAATATATTATACGATACCGTTGATGAACCTCTAGTGTGTGATTCAGATGCCTCCGGATTTCAATGTGCATTAAATATATTAAAAAAACAAAATGATAGATTTGATTTATATTGGTTTTTACATAGTAAGGCTGTCACAACAAACAGAGACATAGAACGTGAATATATGATGAATGATTTTATCTCTAATAAAGATAAAATCGAATCACTATTCAACCAGAATGATTTTATTGGTTCTTATGGTGATATGATGATACACTTAGGGACACTAAAACCTAATCATAAATTTACTAGTCCAACAATCAGTGGTAATTATTTAGAAAAATTTTATGACTTCAATATTAAAATGCCATTAGAATATTTTTACGCTAAAACATTTTATGTTATTAAGGGTAAAATATTAAATAATTTTATTGACGGTTGTAAACTATCTTTTTTCACTAACCCATTAAATATAGATTTAAATATAACCGATAAAACTGATAGATATTTCTTTGAGAGAGATTTTATACGTATTGTCGATAAAATGGGTTATATACCATTATGTCGTGTAGTATCTAATGGTATTAGTGATACAAGATGGGGTGATATTAGTACTATACAATCAAATACAGATTATTTAGAAGAAGTAAAAATTTGGTTAGAGGTTAATAATATAAATTTAAATGAAAATAATGTTTTAAAAGTACTAAAAGAATGGCAAAGACTGTAATTACTGTAACTGGTATAAGACCAGATTTTATTCGAATGTCCGAAATCTTCAAAAAGTTAGATGAAAATTTTAATCATATACTAATTCATACCGGACAACACTTTGATAAGTTATTATCTGACGTATTTTTTGACGAGTTGGGTATTCGAAAACCAAATTATAATTTAGAAATAGGTGGACCAGGTAGAGAACATTTTCACCAAACAGCCGATTTATCGGTAAAATTAATAGAGTTAATTCGTAAAGAAAAATTAAATCCAGATATTATATTATTTTTAGGTGACTCCAATTCGGTTGTATCGGCGGTATCATTAAAAAAAGAAGGTTATAAGATTGGTCATATTGAAGCTGGGATGCGTTCATATGATAAAAGAATGTTAGAAGAAATTAATAGAACCGTTTGTGATCATTGTAGTGATTACTTATTTGTTTATCATGAAAATTATAAACAAAAAGCTATTAGAGAAAATATTAACCCAGATTCTATATTTGTGGTTGGGAACACTATTGTGGAAGTTGCTGAAAAATTTAGACCTAATGGTGATAAAAAGAATGATAGAATTATTCTAGATATTCATAGGCCAGAAAATTTTAAATATAAAGAAAGATTATTAAATATTTTAACCTACGCAAATAACATGGGTTTTAAATATGACTTACCGGTTTTTATGTTAGGGTTTAAAAGAACCTTAGATAGTGTAAGGGAGTTTAATATAGACATGTCAAAATATGAATATATTACTCAGGTAGAATTACTACCATTTAAATCTTATATACAGCAAGTGTATAATTCAAAATTTATTATTTCAGATTCTGGTACAGCACAAGAAGAACCTGCCATATTGAATACACAGGTCATTATACCAAGAGATTTTACTGAGAGACCTGAATCCGTAGAAAGTAACTGTTCATTTATGATTAATGTTAACGAAGAAAATCACGAAAGCTGGGCTTTCTCTGAAAATTGGTTATCATTGGGTAATAAAATAGATACTGGTTGGTTGGGTAATGGAGACACTTCTAATCTTATTATAGAAATTTTGAAAGGAAAATTATGATATCCATTGTAAGTGCATACCACAA